ATGGCAAGAACAAAAAAGATCACAGGACAGTCTTCAACAGAAGAGATCATTTCAGAGATTTGTAAGGTAGACGATATAATCTCTGCTAAAACAGCTGAATTAAAAGAACTTAAAGCTAAAAAGCGTTCTCTTAATAAATTGCTTTCCGAGGCAGAGGAGAGAGAAAACGAAGAAAAAAATAAAGAAACTCTTGATAGGGTAGTATCACTCATGAAGAAGAAGGGCATTAGCGTAGACGATGTAGAAGCCATGCTTAATAAAAAATAATTCTTGACGTAATAAGATCGCTTTGTTAAACTATAACTATAGCAATTACCACATAAAAAGTTTTGCAAATATTACAAGATCATAATGAGATTTAATACGAAAATTATTAGTCTATTATACGAAAAATATAGGTACAGGTCGTGCCTTTGTGGTGAGAGTGAAGAGAGAGAAAGCGGTTATACCAAAAGCTCTCTCTTATTTAATTTATAAAGTGAAAAAAGGGGAATACGGTAATTTACCATATTCCCCTTTAAATATTTTGTTATTTCTTATCAATATTATTCTTTAGGCTCTGTGTATGTAAGCGCCTGTTCGCTATCTGTAATTCCTGATGTGGTAGGATCAACTACAATACCTAAGATTGTCAGTACGCCAAATACAGCATTAACTACAGCAAGCAGTTTGTTGCCCAGATCTCCTAAATCTAATGTAATTCCAAATACTGCAGCAACAACCTGAATTAATAAAAGGACTGCCGGAATTAAAGCAATCCAAAATGATTTATTTTTAATACGAACTAACCAGTTAATATTTTTCATATAAATTCCTTCTTTCTTTAAATTTTATCAATAATGTCATCTTTTGAATATTTAATTTCAAGCGCAGTTATTTCAGGCAAAAGCTTGGAATGATAGATGTCATCTCCTCCAGCATCTTCATAGAGTTTTCCCATTTCCAAAAATGTTTTTAAACCATCTGCTGTAATATAACCTTGGTTTGTAAAGTCTCTGTGCATACGCCACAGAGAGCTGCGAAATGAAGCGATTGTACGTGCATTTTGGACATTTATGTAGTCCTTCATCATGTTAGAAAAATCAGTAATTTGTTTACTAAGAAGATCTTGATTTTGTTCAAGATTACTTCGAATCTGTATAGATTGTTCATGATAAGTTTTTTGTTTATCATATAACTTTTGATTATATTTTTTTATCTCAGATTCCTGAAGCATAATTTTGTTTTCTAATTCTGCAATACGTTTTTCTTGGGCTTTTCTTCTTAAACTCCCTTTTGTTTCTATGCCTAACACATCCATAAATTTTTGTATTCCTGTAATTACGAGAACAATAAGAGCTACGACTGAAACAATGCTTATAAATACATTAAGTTCACCAATGTCATGAATATTTTTTATTGCATCAATTGCATCCATAATATTTTCAGTCCTTTCTTTTAATCTTGTTTGATATATTTTCCAAATACATAACCAATATGTTTCCCGGCAATACGAACCTTTTTCCATACATTACCGGAACTATCTTTTTTACTTCCGAGAATATCTACTTCGTTATCTTTATTTAAAGTTGGATATCCTGAAATTTTATGATAAGACTTTCCGGCACCTTTACGTACTGCAACATCATTACCTGTACATACTCCATGAGGATATTTAGTAGTTAATTTATCAGGAGTTGTTATTTTATTCTTGTCAATATAACCTGTGTAAGCATTTGCAATTTTGATTTTGTAACGAGATCCAGACATTCCAATAACATCAACAAGATTTCCTCGATTAAGTATCGGATATGTAGCAAGAGCAGTAGCACCAGTTGCTTTTTGATATACAGGTGTAGAATTTGTTGTACATGCACCAACAAATGCTTTAAAGTTTTTATTTTCCTTTGCGGCAATTACAGAATCAAGCTTAGTAATAGTATTCTTACCTGCCTGTCCGTCTACTGTAAGATTGTATTTCTCCTGGAAGTCTTTAATTGCAGATACAGTTGCATTACCGCAGATACCATCGACTTCAAGATTATGTCCAACTTTGTTGAGTTTTGCTTGAAGATTTTTAACATCATTTCCTCTATCACCATACTCAATCCAGTTTTTAGTTGCAGTAGTTGTGGAAGTATTTGTAGAAGAATTAGATTTAATAGATGTAACAATTGAATAATCAGGACGACAGAATTTCGTTCCTGGAAGTTGAGAATTATAATAAGATTTCTGGCATACGCCGCCTCCGTTTGCTACGATTCCAGAAGCTCCGGATGTATTACCTTCAATAGTTTTAAATAGATCTCCCTGTACTTCAATGACTAATCCGGTATGAGTAAATTCTTTTTTCTTACTACTCCAAAATATAACGATATCTCCAACTTGAGGATTAGCATATAATGTAAAATAATCACGCATAGCTGGACAATAAACATACGGCCAGTGTTTTAAAAGTTTCTTCGCAGTTTCTAATCCAAACGCTGTCATCATATCCCAACTGATTTGACATGCACACCAAGGCTGTCCTTGATAAGTAGGATAAACATCTCTCCAATATTTTGTGTAATTGTTATAACCTGCGTTTGCTGTCTTACTATCTAATTGAGCATTCGTTGCCTTCTCAAGATAACCAATCTCATTTTTAGCAACTGCAATCAATGCATTAATTGCTTGTTCTTTTGTCAATTTATTTCCTCCTTCCTGTTTGTTTGTTGTAGAATTATTTGATTTAGTTGTAGAAGAGTAGTCTTTATAAAAAACACTACGATCTACTTTGGTAGGAATACCAGGAATAGTAGCTTTACTTGAATATTGCCATCCGATTCCTGCTTTTGGTTTTATTCTTGTTTGCATTGTTCCATTATCAGGATCAGGGTAATGAGCAATCCAGCAATCATATTTTTTTGCACCATCAGGAAGATAAGTGTTGTACCAACTTTCGCCGCAGTAAATGCCAAACTTATATCCGGCTTTAAGAATAATTATTCTAAATGCATCAATCATTTGCATCATTGTGCTTTTAGAGATATTTCGTTGACATTTATCTTCAATATCAAGAAAAACAGGATAATCAAGCTTTCTTTTATTAAGAGTTTTTATAACTATATTTGCTTCTGTTTTGATCTGCTCGATAGAAGTAGCATAGCTATATTTATAAACTCCAACAGGAATTTTGTTATCAATGCATCCTTTATAATTTTTTTCAAAAGTCGGATCAATCACGTTTTCTTTTTCTGTAATTCTGAGGATAGCAAAACCCATTCCATAATTAGCTACAATTTTCCAATTTATATTTCCTTGATTTGCAGAAACATCAATTCCTTTAATTTCACTCATTGGATATCAGCCTCCTTTTTAATCTAAAACTTATATAAAATAAAAGAAGGAGTATAAACCCCTTCTTTTAAATGATTTATTTATTTGTTATTAATACTCTTAATTCGTCAAGACTCTTTTTAAGATTATCAATCTCAGATATCTTTTCTTTTAATCCTTCATTCTCAGCTTTAAGAACAGAGATTTCAGCTTGTTGATGTTTAACTATTTCAAGTATAGTAGGAACTATAATTTGGACACACCATGCAGCCGGTAATCCATATTCGTCATATTCAACAGCCATTGGGAATGTCTTTTCCATATCTTCAAGTACGAAACCGTAACGATTAACAGCGGCATGTTCTTTTCCGTTTGCAGGCTGGCCATCATCGTTGTAACGGAAAGAATATACATTTGTATTAAGTAATTCTTTTGCTTCGTCATATCCAATTTTGTAAATATGATTTTTAATCATTAATGATGATCCGGATTTATATCTTCTAAGATAGCCTTGACTTGTTACAGAAACTGGGATGTTAGTTGTAGTTGTAACATTATATACACCGAGTGAGGTAATTCCTCCTGCTAAACAGATATCTCCGAACATGTTTGCTGACGTACCAATATGTATTGTGTTATTTCGATTAGCATAAGTACTAACACCTGTAGATTTAGAGTATGCTCCGTTTTCATATTTTGCAGGATATAATGTATTTTGTGAACCATTACTATCCATACTACTAGATGAAAATCTAATACCATAATTTAGATTATGTATATCAGTTTTTTCATCAATGAGTTCTTTTAATCTTTTACCCTGAGCGGCAGATAGAGAATCAGTTGTACTATTACTTGATAAGTTATTTTGGATGCCTCGCCATGTATTAGTATCAGTAAAGACTGCATTAGATGGGACAGACTTACTAAGACTATACGAACATGCTACAGGTTTTCCACCTGAGAAGTAAATAGGTTCCATTGTAAATAGATTCATTTAATTCTTTCATGTTCTTTTGTAGAGCAATCATTTCAAGAAGTCTTTGATCTATCTCATCAAGCATTTCACTTGGTTCATATTTATCAAATGATGCGAGAGGAGAAATATGGATAATACCAGATGTAGTCTTGCGGACATAAGAAGTAGTAGACTCATCATCGTTTTGTACTAATTTAACAAATGTAAAAGACACTTCGATATCTCCGGCTTCGGCGGTCAAATATGCATCTGCAGGAATTAGATATTGAATATAATCAGTTTCATATGCTGCATCATTAATAACTAGCTGAGTCATTTTTATTTTGTCTGTTACAGGCATTTTATATTTCATCCATACAGTTGCATCAGTCATAGGAGTACCATTATGCCATGCGCCGCCATGATATCCTTGTAACATTGTTAATTTAAATAAACGATCATTATCTAATCTATGACCGCTCATAGGATCAGAGCTTGCATAAATTGTTATTTTGCTTCCATTTAAAATAAATTTTCCGGTATCTTTAAGAGTTTCTTTTCTGTCATAAATTGAAGGCGAATACGAAGCGTACCAATTATTTATAATTTGTGTATACGCACGTTTTACATCTTCAAGAATATCCTTCGCTAAAAATTCAGCAATTTCTTTTTCTATATTTTTCTTTTCTTTTTTTGTACCAATAACAAATTCATCATGCAACTTCATCAATTTTTCATAAGTAATTTCAATCTGCTTCATAATATTCACCTCCATAGTTTTATTTGAATCTTATATTATTTTTAAAATTTTACTTACCTAATACATCTCCATACTCTTTGATATACTTCATTAATTCAGAGATGCCCTCATCTGCAAACATGCCGAATGTAGTAGCAAATGCCTGTGTATACTTGGCAATAAATGCTTCAAGATTTTTATTTTCTGCGTAAAAATTATCCATAAGCAATCCATTGATTGTTGTCAGTTCATTAAGTTCATCTTCGCCTATGGCAGCACTGATAACATTTAAGAATCCTCTCTCAATAAGAAGATCGTAATCCTGGAACGCAGTTGTTTCACTATCATCATTTTTGCTTATATTAAATTTGGTATAAAGCAGAAGAATAGCAGTAGTAAAGTTGATCTTAGATAAAAACATATCTATATATTCCACACCGTTTTTTCCTGATACAATTGTTTTATCAAGCATAGTCTGAAGAATCACTTTTTTCTCAAGAACTGGACAATATGTTCTATAAACCATAGACTGCACAAAATTAGATTTCTGCTCGTCAGTTTTTAACATATCATATCTACGACAAAACTCTTTTACAGTAAGTTTTCTTTCTACGGTTTCTTTATTAGATTTATTAATAATATTTTCTGACATAATAATTTCTCCTTTTATTCCTTATATTTGGAACAGACCATATTCTGGATTTCTTCCTGGACACGTCCTTCTTTTGCTTTTCTTAAAATAGAGCAGTTTCGGCAATATCTTTTGCAATTTTTACATGTTGCTTCGAATGAATTCATCTGATCAACATTATCAAAAATACCAATAAAATCAGTCTTATAAATGGTGTATTCAATACGTGGGTTTTTAGCATCGTATAAAACTTTTATAACTCGTTCACAAGCCATATTATCATCTACCCAAATAACACCCGAATCAGTGATTGCATCAAATGCAACTTTCCAATAATTATTTGTGTCCATATCAATTCTTGGAAAATAAAAAACAGCATCTACATAGTAGTGCTGCATAGGATTAGGGTCTGTTTCCCAATTTTGCTCTTTTGCTTGTTGTTTCACATATTCAGTAAATTCTGTTTGAAATTTTTTCGCTTCTTGGGTTTTATAGCTCATAGCCATTGGCTTACCATTTTTCATAATAGAATACTTGAAATGTGTGTTCCCATCTATTGTGGTGGAGAAGATAAGAGAAAAGAAGAAGGGACAGAAAAACTCGTACAGGTGCAGAACCTGATTACCGGTTAATCTGTCTTTTTTCATTAAAGG